TCATAGAGTTCAAGGAATGCTTGCTTGGTTTCATCATCAAAGCGATTTACACACACTTGGATTGCCTTCGCCTTGTCTTGGAAGATGCTGTATGCACGGATGATGTGGACCAGGCGGCGGGTGCTGATGATTTCCTCAATACCACCGTCATAGAAAGTCTTGCGGATGATGTCTGCCCAATCACAGAGACGCTTACAGAAGTCATTGTCTTCTACCCCAAGGTCCAGAGAGATACCTTCAAGAATTCTTTGTTCAATCTTCGCACTAGGATATTCTTGCTCAAAGGTTACGGGGAAACGCTCAAGGAAAGCTTCATTGAGAACATTGGTGCCAATGAAACGACCATCATCGCTACCTTTACCTTTAGTGTTGGCAGTAGCAAATACATTGAAACCTGCAGCAGGGCGAACATACTTACCAATCTTCTTCAAAAACACACCCTTACCTTCAAGGATGGATTGAAGGCATAGAATTTTGTTGGAAGCAAGGTCAATTTCATCGAGTAGCAGGATTGCTCCTCGTTGGAGTGCTTCCACGACAGGTCCGTTATGCCAAACAGTTGCCCCATCGACAAGACGGAAACCACCAATAAGATCGTCTTCATCAGTTTCAATAGTAATGTTTACACGGATCAGTTCACGTCCGAGTTGAGCACATGCTTGCTCCACAGAGAAAGTTTTACCGTTGCCAGAAAGACCAGTAATGAACGTTGGATAGAACAAGCGGGACTGGATAATCTTGCGAATGTCGCCAAAATTACCAAACTTGACGAAGGTATCATCTTTTTCGGGAATAAGATTTTGTTCGATAGCAGGGAGAGCAGAGGGTGCTTGATAAGTTTGTTCCAGTTTTTCTTGGATCGTTAGATTCCACTTACCACGACCAGTTTTGTAAGAATCCAATTTCTTAACAACAGTTTGATAGTTAGAATCATTCATCGCACACCAAGCACGAACATCACTAGAAGTAATGTTTTCTCCATAAAGAGATTTGAGAGAGGAAACGACGTAATCAGCAGAGAGTGCCATGTGGTGTTGTTTGTTTACCTAGGTATTATAGAGCAAAAAAGGGGGGTTTCAAACCCCCCAGTGTCAATTATTTGACCGTCCATACTTGTATCGCATTGCCTGAAGGAGGTATGCCTGGGACAAAGACTTTGGGCCCTCTTTAAGAATTTGTATTACTTTGGGATCCCTTTCCGATGCTATGGCAATTTCTTTCCAGTTTTCTTTCATACCACCAGAGAAATAAATTCACCCAGAACTTTCTTATTTAGTTTTTTGGTCTTGAGAGATTTAACAAAAGCAGATTTGATTTGTGCTTTTGTTGCATCTTCAGCAACATCAAATTCAGTATCTTGAGCAAGAGCAGTTGCTGATACTCCAAAGTAAGCATCATATCCAGATTTTTTGATGATAAAGCTTTTCGTTTTTTTCCACTCATTCTGAATTTTTTCTTGTTCTTTAATATCATCCTTTCCATAGTAAAGTCGAATGAAACTATTCGCATCACGAGGAGCAAGAACACGAATACCAATGAAATTCACAGATGGGAAATTGTCTTTTAGATTGGTAAGAAGAAGATCTGTGAACTTGTACCAATCATAAGCAACGCGATAAGTTGTTCCCAATTTACGATCACGAATAAACGTTTTATTGGGGATCAAACGACGAGTACCAATATATGGATTACTTTCCCAATCCCTTTTAATTTCAACGTGATGATTGAGTTGATTTGCTTCTCCATCAGTCAAAACAATACATTGTACTTTCTGAAGTTTATTCTCTTTCTGAAACTTGGGAAGAATTTGATGAAGAGAAACCAGTGCTTCATTAAGAGGAGTTCCAGACAAAGACAGACGTTCTGGAATAGAATACCCAACTCCAAAAGAAGAAGAAAAATAAGAAGCAATTCTCCAAATGTTAATCATTTGATTTTCAAGATCTTTGGACTTGCTACTAAGAATATTCATCATTGTAAATGATTGATCAATAGAAAGCAGTCCATCTTTCACTTTGTAATGTGGAGAAAGGTCTGCACGAACGTATTCCTGTTTTTCGTGATCATAAGAGGCACGACGCCATTCACATGTAAAAGCATAAACCTCAAAAGGAATAGAAACTTTCTTACAGAACCAAATCAAGTTGAAAAGTTGCTTGCAGGTATCTTCCATTACTTTACTCATAGAACCACTCCAGTCCAACACAAACACAAGACCATGATTTTTACCATCAGCAAGAGTGGTAATCTTCTTAAAAAGATCTTCATTATATTTGTAGGTATGAAGTTTACTACAATCAAGAACACCAGTACGGGAAGTGGTAGAGCGAGCATATGAATCTGCTGCCTTACGACACTCAAACTCTTTGACCAGATAGTTTACTTCTTTCTGAGCAGAACGCTTGAACTCTACAAACTGCTTATCAGCACTCAAATATGGTTTATATGGTTCTGGTAGTTTTTCAATTTGTTCTTCCTGAAACTTAAAGAATGAATTGATTTCTTTGTGAACCTCTTCATTTTTAGCAATAACAGTATCGAGATTGACTTTAGGAAGTTCTACATAAACATTATCAATACCCTCTTGATCGATAAGATCTTTTAAATTTTCTTCAAGATTATCAGCTGTGCGTACTTCTGGTTCTTCATCATTATTTCCACTAGCAGAGGTAGATGTATTCTGTTGTTGCTCAGAAGTTCCACCATAAGAATCAGTTTCACTAGGTTGCTCCTGATCACTCTCATTCTCACCCTCTTCTTGATCGATAAAATCAGAAGCAGATTGATTAGAACCTTGAGATTGAGAATTCAAACTATCGTTAGGAATATCAGTTTCTTCTTTTTTCTTTTTCTTACAAAACTTATAAAGAAACTCTGCTGCAATAAGTACATCAGCAAAAGTTTCACACTCACCGATCATACGAACGATGGGCATCTCATCAAAGTCATCAAAAGGAATATCTACAAAATTTCCAACCTTATAATACAAGTTCACACGATCAGCAAGATTCATTTCTGAAATGATCTCCCCATCAAGGGAGAAAAAATCATTCTGATTTAGTTCTTTGTATCCATTGAAAAACGTCTTAGCAAGTCCCAAGTACTTACGCTTCATCAGTTTCTCAATACGAGCATCCTCAACAATATTTACGAATTGGTGAGGAATGTTCCTTGGTGGATCTTGGTCTGGTGTAAACAGTGCATGTCCAACCTCATGTCCAACCAACAAATCATAAACAGTATTACTTGCTTTTTCCCATAGAGGCAAAGTCAAAACACGAGTATGAACGTTGAATTGAGCAGTCTCAACTTGACGATGCTCTACGACCAGATCTTCAGTAGCAAGCAGTTTAGCAAGTTGAGATTTGATTTCGTGAGAGACAGACATGACTTTCGTTTCGTATGAGGCCATAATACGACGAAACCTCCCGTTTCTGGGAGGTCATATGACGCTTTTTAAAATGTCTTAATGCTTCTCGTCGTGCTCTCATTGCCTGAGGTTTGAGGCGACGCTTCTGTTCCTTTTTACTGTGATGTTGCCAGTTCGGGGTAGAGTTGGCCAATTTCCTTACGATAAAGAGTTCTGATATTATCTAGGAGAGCGGGTGTCTTGTCAAGTTTATTTGACTCATAATCTTGTTTCGAATACTTGATGGATTGATCCATTTTAATATCAACACCAACAATATCACTCAACCAAGAAGAAAAGTTTTCTCCAAGTCCATCTTCAAATCTCCAAACATGAGTTTTGTCTGATAGAAAATCGAGTTGAGAACGATACCAATTTACCGATTCTGTACAAGGATAATTCTCCAGCATTGAATGAAAGTACATCGGATCTTCCATTAACTCCTGTATATCATCTCCATATACAAGTTTTATGTAGATAGACGCTGAGATAAATCTATCAATCGGATTTCTTATAATACAGACATGTGGGATGTCTTTCACATTCAAATATTTTTCATAATATTCTCTGTGAAAGTGTGCGATTTCTATTCCATCAACACTTTCATATTGATATTGTCTATTAACAACATCACTATCATCCCATACCCATCCTTGTGCCTTTAGGTTTTCTTCTACGAATCTACCACCAGTTCTTGGAATATGAGCAAACAGAAATCTTTTTCCCGTCTCTAAATGCTTAAATGTTGACATTATTTAATCATTCTACTAAAACCTTTTACCTTATCAAATTTTATTACACTTTCAAATTTATCATGTAAAGATTCTTTATGGGAAATAACAAATATGTTTGCGTCTTTGATTACATACCGAATGATTTTGAGAAACTCTTCTGTTCCAAATCCATCCAAAGAACTATCAAACACTTCGTCCATAATCAGAAGGTTTGTGTTAACTGAATTCTTCATCCTTGCAACTTCACGCCAGGTAAAGAGTAAAGCAAGGTCGATTCTCATCTTCTCTCCCTCGCTGAAAGAAGCATAGGAGAAATCTTCGTGAATGGGGGACTGGACGGTTTCGTTAAATTCCTCATCAAGTGTGAAGTTGATGTAGAAATCCATCATCTGAAGATAACGGTTAACTTGCTGATTTATCAGCGGTAGATACTTCTTAATGATTTTGGATTTTACTCCACCGTCTTTAAGTAGACTATACGAAAAATCGTAATAGTTGATCGTGTCCTTACGTTGTGCGAGCTCGTCGTATGTAGTTTTTAAATTGTCTTTGAAGGATTCTAACTTCTCATGTTCAATATTTCTATTTGCAAGTTGGTCGGTAATTCTTTGAATTTCCGATTCCAGATCCCTGATCTGTCGTTGACATCCAGAGATCTTAGTATTGTTTTTAGAAATGCCATGCGTTAAGGAAGTGACCTCCTTTGTTAACTCCGTAAATTGACGCTCTCGCTCTTCTTCCTCTTTAATTGCCTCCTCCAGTTCTTTGTAACCAGATTGCAACTCCTTTGCTTTATCTTGAGCGTCCTTAATTCTATTTATTCTGAACTCCTCTTCGATGGACTGTGTGCAAGTGGGGCATACCGTATTCTCAGTGAAGAATTTATGTTCTTTTGTGATGGTAGATACTTTCTGAGAGATCTTTCCTTTTAGGTTTCCCAACTTGCGAAGTTTCTCTGTAGCTCCAGTATGCTTCTCTTGCTTTTCTACTAATACATCAATATCGTCCTGAATCTTTTCATTGTCCTCAAGGTAAATACCAACTTCCAGATTTAAATTGGTAATCTTTTCTTTATTGGCATTTATATTGGCATTTCCACGATTCTCAAGTTCTTCAATAAAGTTTTTCTGCATGTCAACTTTATCCCTGAGAGTTTCTTTCTTTAACTCAAGAACTTTGATTTCTTCTTTTAACTGACGAATCTTTTCCTTAATAACAACATTCATGGAAGAGAAGATTTTAATATCTAACAAATCTTCAATCACTTCACGACGATTTGCTGTCGTAAGTTGCATGAATGGAACGAAAGTACTGCTGCCCAGAATCACAATCTGAGTGAAAGACTTATAGTTCATCTTTAGAACATTTTGTTCCAACCACTTCTGTTGATCAAGTGCTGCAGATGATTGGTCCATCAGGGATCCATTTCTCCAGATCTCAAACAAATTGGGTTTGATTCCCCGAACAATTTTCCAGTCAGTATTATTAACAGAAAATTCAACTTCTACTTTACAATCCTTCTCATTGGTAGAATTGCTAAGTTGAGGTTTATTGATTTTACGAAATGGTTTACCAAACAGAGAAAAAGTCAAGGCATCAAGCACTGTTGATTTTCCAGCACCATTCGTACCAACAATCAAATTTGTATGGTTTTTAGTGAAGTCAACTTCAGTATATTGATTGCCAGTGGAGAGAAAATTTTTCCAACGAATGGTCTCAAATAAAATCATGTTCTTTGGGTGGAATTACAACGTCATCTTTGGTGATAATAGTATACCTGTAATCATGAATCTCACAGGTCTTGATCATAATCTCATCTTCAACTTCGATGATGTGCATTTCAGGAGCCCCATCATCCTCTAACATCATAGCATATCGAGTGGCATCATCCTCATCTTCAAAGAGATAAAGTATCTGTTCACCGTCATCATCGGTTACAGAATATGCACCTTCGGTTTCTTTACCATAGATGGTTAAGATGTACATTAGACCAACTCACAAGCTTCCTGGTATATTTCTTGCATAATCTTTTGAACCATAGACCTGTCAAGACTGATGTCTGCTTCTTCAATATACCTATTTAATATGGAAAGAGTATCTTCGGATTCAAGTGGATTGAAATCTTCATCCCCATACCAACCACCAAAATCAAAGTTTTCAACTACTTTAAGTTCTGCAATTCCAGCAGAATAAAGTTTGTCAATAAATTTTTCAAACTTCTTAATGTCAGTCTTTTTACGAACAATAACTTTTACAATTTTGTTCTCATAATTTCGAGCATCAAAAGTTTGGTGATCAGTGTCCTCATAGTAAATATTGTAGTACATCCTATGAGGATTATTTACTGGAGTGTGCTCTAAAGTCTTTGTATCAAAAATATGAAACCCGCGAGTATCTTCTACATCTGTCCAATAAATTTCATATGGATTTCCTAAGTAGTGGACCTTTCCGTTAGTCGATCGAGTGTGATAGTGTCCTGAGTAGACATTGGAGAACTTCTCAAATAATTGGCTCTCCATACCATGTTCCATGACGATTTGTCGATTAACTCTAAATCCTTGGAGTTCAAGGTGCCCCATCGCAACCTTGCAATTAGTCTTTTCAATAAGTTTGAGAGTTTTTGATTCATTTTCTTGATTAATCCATGGAATAAAAAGGACATTCATTTCACCAACCTTAACTTCAGTTGGTTCTGAGTACACAGTTACATTGTCATACTCACGAAGAAGAAGATCTACAGCATTAATATCGTTTGTGTTTTTATAATATGCTGTGTGATTTCCTACAATAGTATGCACATGGACACCCATGTCTTTTAATCTATCGTAGTAATTGTTTTTTGCCCAAGACAAAGCAGAAAAATCAATACCTTTCCTGCTGTCAAAGGTATCACCCATATCAATAACTGCAGAGATACCTTCTTTCTCTAAGGTTGGAAAGAAGGTATCATTATAAAACTTTAGGAAGTAATCGTGGAACAACTTGGAGTTCTTACGAGCACCAAAATGTTGATCAGTGATGATTGCAATCTTCATTAACTGCGGAGCTTAGAATGCACGTTGTCTTTAATTTGATTGTAATCGGAGTAGTTCGATCCGTCAAGGGTGTTGTTATCATCAAACACCTCACTGTAACCAGATCTTTCAATAATCTTATTCTTGATCTCTAACTGACGCTTCTCTCTTTGAATACGACGAAGGAATGCGTAGTGAATAATTTGAGTGAAGTATGCAAAAGGATTTGTTGACTTACTTGGATCAAAATTGTGAATGTACTGAACACAATTTTCAATACCATCAGAAATCATATCCTCCTTGAACATATAGTTCACGAAGTTTGGCTTGAAGGACAAGTGATTAGCAATCTTCAGGAAACACTCACCAATGTAGCGAGGAATGGGAGGTTTAGTAACCCAATGCTGAGATCTATCTTGCTTTGTAGGTTCTCTACCATACTTTTGAATGAAAGTTCTTTCAACTTCACTACGGTAATTAATCAGAGCTGAGAGCAACTCCTTATTATTAACGTAATGCTCTGACCTCTTTCTTCTGGTCATACCCGAAGTTATCATTAATTTATATCATAATATGTATGAATTATATCATCTAAACGTTTACTTGACAAGTTCCGGAAATCAAGTAGAATAACTCTGTCAGGGTTGATAAGAAATATATTAGCTACTCTTAAAGATCTTCTCTAAGATCTCTTTGGTATCCTTTACATTACCAAGATACCCCATTCTACGATTAATCTTGGAGTTGTTATCCAGTCCATTATTTTGTGACTGACGAACATAACTCTGATACATCATGATCATTTCAATATCAGATGACTCAGACATCGTAAGAACGTTATCCAAGTTAATTATAAACATGTCTTCTGTAGTGGTCTTTAACCAGGGTTCCATTCTATAACCCATAATACCACCTTTACCTTTAATCTCAGAAACAATTATTGGATTGGAGATCAAAAGCATTGTTCTATCATCTTCATCAGAAGCAGCTATCTTGGCAAAGATTTCTTCTCCTGTTTTTAATTTTACTGTTGCGTAAAAATCGTCTTCTATCATACCTTTAATTGGATAGTGATTATCTCATAGTTAAAATTTTCCTCATTATATGTTTTGATTCTTTCTATGAAATGATTAAGTGTGTAGTTTCTTTTGGACTTGGATGTACAATCATCGGAGATGTCATACAGAGTTGCTTTTACTTTGTCTTTTCCTTTTCTAAGAACTCGTCCAATACTTTGAAGATTGCGGACTCTTGATTTACTTGGAGAGGCAAAGATAACATTATGGAGATTTTTAATATTGATACCTGTAGAAAAAGTTCCATAAGAGGCAACAATAATTGCGTTGTTTTCTCTTTCTGTAATTTCTCTTACTTGCTCTCTCTCCTCAGCATCTACACCACCATGTACAAAGAATACCTTACGGTTATCTCGCTTGTTATTATTTATTTGATCATAAAGTACCTGTCCATGAGCTTCGACTCTTGCAAAAAGAACAAGAGTGTTACCTTTAAGATCCAAAGTTAAATTACGAATGAATCTATTACGTTGTTCGTGACTGATTAAATATTGTATCTCATCTTCATAAGTTTCAAACTTTTGAGGAGGATGTTTAAGAACAAGACACTGAATGTCAAGTTGAGAAAGATGTCCTTGTCTCATCAATTCATCAGTTCTTGTTACTTTATATGATGGGCCAAACAATCCTTCAAGAACCCATTTGTGAGTTTGAGTTCCATCTAAAGTTCCAGTAAAACCAAAACGATACTTTGCATGATGAAGTTTAGTCATAATCTGAATCAAAGATTTAGACTTGAATAAATGTGCTTCATCACCTATAATTACACCATAGTCTTCAAAGAAAGATCGCTCAAGTTTGTAGACTGATTGCCATGTAGTAATCGTCACTGGAGAACTATTACTCTTTTCTCTACCAGAATAGATTCTGTGACAATATGAATCAGCATCCCAACCATAATCAAGAAAATCCTTGTACATCTGTTCTACAAGGGATGTCGTTGGAACAACTAAAAGGATTTTTTGCCCTCTGTCAACATAATATCTTACAAGAGAGTAAATAATCAAAGATTTGCCAGAAGCAGTGGGCGATATCAATAGTTTTCTATTATGCTTTAGGGCACCATATACTCCCTCAATTTGATACTTC